CCCCCTGGTTTCGTTAGCGAGATTACGCAAAGCATCTCCACCTTGGTCAACCAAGATATTCATCGCTGTCTGAGCTTCTGTACCAAATGCTGTAGCGATCAAGGCCGATTTCTGAGCATCTGTCATTCCTTCCGTATTCTTTTTGATACGATCCAAAATATCAGGTAGCTTAATTGCCCCACTACGAAATTCTTCTGCAGAAAAACCGAGTTTTTCCATTGCCTTAGCGTTTTGCTCGGATGGTTTCAAAAGCCTTGTCAAAGCTCCACGAAGAGCAGTACCGGCCTTTTCACCAGCGATACCATTGTTGGATAAAAGACCAACAGCAGCGGCAGTCTCTTCCAAGTCCATACCCACGTTTTTAGCAACGGGACCAACATACTCCATTGCGGCCCCCATATCAGCAAAACCAGCAGCCGTTTTATTGGCGACAAAAGTTAAACTATTGGTTACTCGCTCTGTATCCTGAGTAGATAATCCAAATTGTTGCAAAATATTCGTGGTGGCGTTCATTACCGTATTGAAGTCCTCACCAGATGCCTTAGCAGCGTCTAGGATAGCAGGCATGGCTTCGATTGTTTGATTGGCATCAAAACCTTTCTTGATAATTTCCTGCATCCCTTCATTGATAGATGCAGTAGAAATCCCATACTGCTTCGCCCAATTTTTTGAACTTTCCCCCAGCTTTTGTGTGGTACTGTTCAGTTCATCCGCTGTTGGAATAGTATCTGCTAACAGAGATTTAGTTGTATTCATCTGACTTTCAAAGTCAATCGCCTTCTTAGTAGAAAGCGTAAAACCAGCTAATAAAGCAGCAGATACAGGCTTCATTGCATCGCCCATAGCACGCAATTTTTCTCCACCTTTAGCAAATTTCTCACTCAAGGCATCCATCTTACCAGACCAACTATTTTCACGCCCTACATCTTGCAAAGCTTTTTCAACACCACGTAACTGACCTTCCATCACTGCTAATTTGGCATTCTCGCGCTGAATATCAGCAGCAGCCTTGTCAAACTGAGCTGTCCCAGGATCAAGTTTGTCAAAACTTTTCTTCATCTCATCCAAAACTTTACGTTGTGAATCAATGGCTTGTCCTAAAGTCTTGTATTTCGCTTGAAGTAACCCAGCATTTTTTTCATTCCCTTTTAAAGTACTATCCAAAGAACGGACATTATTTTGAAAGTACTTTACAGCATTTTTTGCACCAGTTAGAGTAGGATTGAAATTCGACACGTCCAGCCCTAGCTCTATATACATTGCTCCTAACGGCGTACCGCTTGCCATTTTATTCTCCTTCCTAACTCCTCAGAGCAAAGAAAAAAGCCCTTACGGACTTTTCATCATTCTTTATAAAAATCATCCATTGCCAGGCTCATAAAAGCCCAGATAAACAAACCAAGAAATAAATAAGCATAGAGCGGCAGGGAAGCAAAGATAAAGGGTGATAATAAAAGCATACCCAAGGTATCTCCAAAATTTGTACAAATACAATACAAGCCAAAAGCAAGATAAAGGATAAAAATGGTAAACCAAAACCAAAATCGCTTGCGTGCCTTTTCTTTTCGAGACATTTCTTCCACCTCCCTTATATAGCTCTATTATATGCCTAAGCCTTTTATTTGTAAAGTCCTGACCTAGAGACTTTCCAAAAAATCTGCCAAGTCAAGCACTTCTTCTTGTTCACTCGTTTCCATTGTTCCCAAGACCCCCATCAAGTCCTCCCAGCCAGTATCCATCACATCACGAATACTCATTCCATAAGGCCCCTCTGTAACCTGCTTGATAAAACCATAAAAACGTTGGATAGCTTGCCCAGGAGCTAGCTCTTTTCCTTTGGGTCTACATCACCCACCAAGTGAGAATAGATTTCTGTAAAAATAGAAATAACTTTTGCAAAATCTGTATATTCTAGTAATTGTTCTACTGTCACATCATCAAATAAACTAGCAATAAATCCCAGCTGCTTATCAAGTTTCTCTACCTCAGATAAATCACTTGTCAAAGAGTCGTTCATAACCAAATAATCACGATAATCACGAGTTGTGATTTCCTTGCTCGTTTTTAGGACATCTTCTCCCTTGTCATTTTTGATTGTAAATTTAACCTTAGCCATATACTTTCCTTTCTAGAAAAAAATAAAAAGAGAACTTTCGTCCTCCTCCTACCCTGCAGCAACCATTTTAAGTTGACCTTTCAATTTGTTCAACTTTTCAGCATCTGAACCATAGACAATAGCTCCATAACGACCATTAGTTGCAGCGTCTGAACTAGCTGTCGCAGCGAAATTCACATTAGTAGTAGCTAGCTCATTCGCCTTATCCTTGATTGTTTCAAAATCAATAGCATCCATAGAAAGCTGACCTTTATAAAAACCATAGTAAACTGGCTCCCCATTAGCGGTGTTACTTTCAATGAGAATGGAAACATTCTTGGCAATTGTATCTGCACCGAAGTAATAGATGCCATCATCATCGCCATACCCCAAAGCATTCGTATATAAAGCCAATGGGACATCAAGCAACCCCATCTCTACCTTAACATCACCTACCCCTCGATTGGATACGTGATAAGCCACATTACTACCATAAGTCTTTACAGGGTCACTAGATAATCCGGTTACTTTAGCGGTCTGTGTAGCCCCTTCATTATCTTTACCTTCTAGCGTGAAGAGGTTCTCTCCAACTGTTGGAGTCTTTCCATCATGCACACAAATGGTAACTGATTTAAGTCCAATAAGTGCAGTTCCTTTTACTGTCATTTCTTTACCTTCTTTCTAGTATTTCTCATATAGAGCACTCCGACCTTTATAAGTACGAGCATCTACATAGCGTTTGATATCAGGAATCCATTGTTCCAGACCACCTTCGGTCTGATAAAACCCCTGATTTTCCATTATTTTTTCAATTCTTCCTTGGAGTTCTTTACACTCCAATCGATTAGTAGACTCTACATTGATTTGATAGAGAAAAGTCTTTGCCAGGCTAGTATTACTACCGTGAGCGGTCTGCATTGGAGGTCCGACAGGGATAATGACAATACTCGTCTCATCATCTCCCAAAGTCTCAGGACGTTCAAATGACTTGATACTAATACCAGATAAAGACTCATCTTCTTCCAAAGCGTTGTAAAGTTCAGTTAATTTGTCCTTAATCATTATAAAAACTCCTGTTTTAACTTCATGCCAACTTTAGATTTAAAAACCGGTTTGCTACCTTCAAAAAAGCGGCGCATAATACCGAAACCACGAGGGTGCCCATTCTTTGCATAGCCAAATTCATTTAAGTGAATAAGAGTCCAGCGAGGGCTTTTAAAGCCTAATTTAACCATTGGTACCCCACTAGCTGTACCAGTCACATTTCCATGGACGACGGCACCGACCGTCTTCCCAGTGTCAGCGTACACCGCCATAGCCCGTTTGAAAGTAGGCTCAAACTCCTCAACTGTTTCCTTCAAGGCTCTATTGACCTTTCTACGGACCACTGGCTCCCCTAGGCGAGCCTCGACATTCCTCAAAACATCATCAAATCCTTTTAGATTTGCTCCACTAGACATCACGGCCACCTCCGATAATAACTATCAAAAAATCCCGATTATCATAATCAGGACGCACATCGATAACCTGCCATTTCTTACCAACTAAACGAATATCCCCCACTTCGACAAAATGCCGATTTTCAGGCTGATAATCGGTTAGAGGGTCACGGATTTTCAAAGTCATCTTAGCTTTCATCGCTTTTCCGGTCGCGATTTCAATGTCTTTGAAGCTAGGGGAGTAAACTTGTCCCATCGTATAAAAAGCCTTCTTGTAACTCATATCACGACCATCAACCCCCTCTTTAACCTTAGAAGTATAGAAAGTCAGGGGAGTTCTCAGGTCTCCATTTTGAGACTCAGGCTTTTTGTAACGATAACTAGGGCGATTAGTATGATGGGACATCAGGCGTTGTTACTTCTGCTTGTTTTTCTGACCATTCAACAAAGTCAGGTAATGCTTCATTGATTTCATTAAAGCGCTCTTTTGTCGCTTCAAATTCAGACCCAACTGAGCGA